TGAATGTTGCTACTATTGCGGCTAATAATGATGATGAGTTAGGTTCTCTAATTCAAGAGGCTATCAGTGCGGTAGGTCGTGATGGTATCATCACTGTTGAAGAATCTAAAACTCATAAAACACAAATAGTCACAAGAAGCGGTTTAGAGTTTGATGAAGGTTATCTAAGTCATATGATGTGTAATGGAGAAGACGGCAAAGTAACTTTTGATAATCCCGTTATCTTTTCATCTAACCTGAACATTAGACACTTTCAAGAAATACTTCCGTTGCTAGAATTATGTGCTAAGAATAAGAAACCATTGGTAATCATTTGTCGTGGTATGGAAGGCACTGCACTAAGTAATGTAATTATGAATGTTCTTCAAAAGACAATTGAAGTAGCAGTGGTAAAAGCACCAAACTTCGGTGATGCTCAATTAGATGAGTTAGACGATATTGTAACTGTTTGTGGCGGTAAAATGTTTAACGAAGAAAGCGAAGATGACCCTTCAATGGCTACTTTAGATGAGTTAGGAACTGCTGATAGAGTAATTATTTCGAAAGATAATACAGTTATCATCGGTGGAGGTAATGCTGATTCAGATTCTAAGAAGCACAAAGTATTTTCATTGAAAGAGTTGTATGAATCAACAGATGACAAGTATGACAAGATGCGCTACAAAAAGCGCATAGCAAGATTAAATGGCGGTATCGCTACTATTCAAGTTGGTGCATCTTCACAAATGGAAATGCGTGAAACTAAAGAAAGATTAGATGATGCGCTTAATGCTACTAAAGCAGCACTTGACGAAGGTATTGTTATTGGTGGAGGTAAGGCACTTCTTAATGCTAGAGATTCTTTAGATGTAGCAAAGAAGGGTCATCATGTAGTGTATGAATCGTTAATTGCTCCGTTTATGACTTTATGTAATAATAGTAGTGTTGATGATTTGTATCATCTTCCTTTAGAAAAAAATGAATCAATAAATGCTATGACGGGTGAAGTGGGAAATATGTTTGAATTGGGAATTGTTGACCCTGTAAAGGTAACTAGAAACAGTTTCCTTGCGGCTATGTCAATAGCAAAACTTTTCCTAACTACCGAAGTAGCAGTTTTGAGAGAGGAATGAATATGAAGAAAAGAGCCGTAACTGTAACTTTACCTGCTCCTCATGCGGCAGAAGTTAAATGCCCTATTTGTGAAGGTAACAAGTGTAAAGTTTGTAAAATGACAGGAAAGTTATCTATTCAAGTAGCACCAAAGATACCTATTCAAAGAGCGCATATTATCAAATATGTTATTGAAAATATACATGATGTTGCTAATGAAATAACTAGAAATTATGGCTTAGTCCCAGAAGTAAATACTATTGAGGTTATTGAAATAAATGAAGGACAATATGAAATTGTGCAGGTATCATCATTAGGCGGTGCTTGTTGGGTGGTTAATCGTTTAGATGAATTAGATACACCGAGATACTTTACTTCAAGAAAGGAGTTAGAGAAATTCAAGGAGGGATGGTTCAGTGAGTGAGCCGATGGAAATAAAAGGAAGGATTGTTAGAAATGCCAGCGATGAAGTCCTTGTTAAAAGAGGAATTTATTGGAACATAGAAGTCATGGATATTAGATGGTATAAGAATGACAAACCAACAAAAGGCATTCGTCTAAATATAGAGGAAGCCAAAACATTACTAAACATATTAAAGAGGGAATTAGAATGAAATTTAGAATTAGTGAAGTGCAAGCGAAAGCGAGTGTTAGAAAAGCGAATAAGCATAGGCAATTTGAAATGGGTGCTTTAGATAGACATAGAAGATATTCAACTGAATTGATTGATTTGTGGTCAGCATTCATAGAATTAGAAATGCCCGTTGGTGCGGGTGAAGGAAGAGGTTCAAGAGTAACTAAGGAACATATTGATAAATCTTGGAGTAAGTTTCAAGGTCATATGTTGAAGTTGTTATTATTGAATAGACTATTTGGAGATGAAGAAGAATGAATTTGAATAAGATATTTTTAGATGTAACGAATGATAAAAGATTTGTTGAATGGGCGAAAGCCATGAAAAAGAAAATTAAGAACAACCCTGCGGCATTGGCTCATTTTGAGCAAAATTATGCCGTAGTTAGGAATGGTATGTTCTTGCCAAGAGCATCATTTGTGATGTATTGGGAAATGTTTAATTCCGACAATTTGGCTAGATTAGCACCTGCTATCAGTCAAGCCTCGATGATTCATATGCTACATCGTTTAATGGAACAAAATAAAAATGAAGAGTCAGCAGTGATGCAGACTATGATGATTAATTATGTTAGAATGATGAATAGTATAGAACAAGGGGCGGCTTCTGATGAAGAAGAATGAATGGATTTACTTAGCAAATGCTATGTGGACTTATGCTGAAAAGCATGAAGGTAAAATTAGCCGCCTTCTAAAAGAATTGGTTAAAACAGTAAATAAAAATATGGAGATGATTATAAATGACAATGAACAGACTAGCGAGACTATTAGAAAGCACAGACCAGAAAACACCAACACAACAAGTTTCGATGATAACGGAACAAGTGGGAACATTCAAGAATAAACCAGCACTATTCGCAATTTTGGCTAGAGAATATCCTAATAATAACATAGGATTATCAAGAGCAAAAAAGTGGATGGCTAAGATATACGATGTTTTTGAAGATGAAATAGAAAGCGAATACAAAGCACATGATGATTTAGGAGATGCTATCTATTACTTGGATATATCAGCAGAAACAAAAGAACAAACTCCGCTATCAAGTGTATTGAGTTTGCTTTCTATGGATTGTGATGGTATCAAAACTGAATCTTTCAAAACTATACAACACGCTATCATTAATATGAGTGCGTTAGAATGTCGTTGGTTTATCCGCTATTGGCTAAAGACACCACGCAACGGAATCAATAGTGGTATTGTTAAGAAAGTAATAGCAAAGCACTACAACAAGAAGGTATCAGAAGTTAAGAAGCATTGTAACTTTAACACTATTTCTGATGTGGTAAGATATTATGAATCTAATTCTGAACCACCTACTAATCTAGAACATGGGTCTTTTGTAGCACCTATGTTAGCAAAAGAAATACCTATGAACAAATGGCCTGTTAATAGAATCGTTGATTACAAATATGATGGTAATAGGTATCAGATTCACAAAGAAGGAGATAGTGTAATTATCTTTAATCGCAAAGGCAATATTGTTACTCCGCAGTTTCAAGATGTAGTCGAACAAGTTAGAAAATACAATGTTCATACTTGTATTCTTGATGGGGAAATATATCCTATCAATGAAGATGGTTCACCTGCTGAACATAAACTAATGGGAACAAGAGTCCATTCTAAGAATCACGAAGAAGCAAGAGAAAGGGTCAAAGTAAAATGGGTTATTTTCGATTGTCTAAAGTTTGGTAAGGACACCATTATGGACTTGCCATATTCTGATAGATTAATAGCGATTAAAACATTACCCGACCAAGCACATAGAATGACAGGAACAGATACCTTAGCATTTTACAATAGAGCAATCAATGACGGCTTTGAAGGTATTATAGTTAAGGATGCCTCTTTGCCTTATGAATCCGGTAAAAGAAGCGTTGGTTGGGCTAAATACAAACCCCCTAGAATTAATCTAGATGTAGTTGTTCTTAGTGCAAAGTATGGTGAAGGAAGAAGGGCAAATGTATTTGCTTCATTCGCTATGGGAGTTAGAAGTGAACATGGTGATTATGTTCCTTTAGGTTCTATTGGTAGTGGTTTCAGTGATTCGCAGTTAGTTAGATTGACAAATGATTTAAGAAGAAATATTGATAGTCATTCTAATGGCACTTATCACTTCATTCCAAGAATTGTTCTTGAAGTAACTGCTGATTTAATTTCACAAGATGCTCAAGGTAATTGGGGATTAAGGTTTCCAAGACTAGTTAGAATTAGAGATGATAAGTTTGTAGCAGATATTAATACATTTGATGATTTAATGGAGATGGTGTGATGGGTGATGAATATGCAAAGCCGCATGATAAATATGTTGCAGATGAAAAGGGAAATATATTTTCAATAGAACAGTTAAACAAAAGGCAAACTGAAAGAATGTTGGAGTTATACAAGAAACGAATGAAGATTTCTATTAATAAACTAAGACATTTACATCATAGAATATATGATATTATAGGCAAAAAATATCCCAAAGATGCTGCATTCCAAAGGGCAAAAATAGATAAGAAGATTAGTAAAGAGGCTGGTTTTGTATTGAACGATGACCTTCGTAATATTCATGCTAAAATAAAAGAGGCAGATATACAACATCAAGAAATCCTTAGACATAAGACATTTGTTAACATGGCTATCGTTCAATTAGAAAATGGTGCAGACCATGATTTGATTTTGAACCTGTTAAAACAAACACAAAGGAGTGAACCCGAATGATACAGAAAGGACAATTGACAGTTATTGATATGGAGACATATACTTGCATTGATGTAAAGGATGGATATGCTTATTTGAAAAATGTTCTTCACGAACAAGGCAGACCAAAAAAGATGCTTCAACATCTTGTTCCATACTTTACAGAAGATGGTGAGTTTATAGAACCTAAACAACCGGAGAAGAAGAAATACTCTTCTAGAATCAGTCTTAAACAATTGATTAATAATAGCACTGAAATGCCGGTCAGTAGGTCTTTTGTTAGTTTATTATCTGAATGGTTAGAAAGTGCTATTTCCGATATGGTAGTGTGGGCTGAAGATAATGCGAATGCTAAAAATCATCAAAGGATTTCAGCGCAACATTTGTATTGGTGGGAGTTAAGTCACACTCAAGAACCTAACGGGCATTGGCCTTCACAGGAAGATTATGTAAAGGAAAGGTGATTATTTGCTTCAAGATAAACATATCCAAGAATGGATTAAAGAGTATGGAGGAGTTACTTCCTATACTTATCTTGTTTATGGAGAAGTTGATAATAGAGATTTAATGATGATTCAACAAGGATTAACTCTTAGGTTAGTGCATAAAGGCCACGACCACATAATGTTATTTATTGAAGAAATAATTGATGAAGACTTAGCGAATGCTTTAGGGCAATATAGAGGAACACAAATCAATGTTGTTTTTCGAGGAGATAATTCAGATGTTGAAGACTTGATAACTTCAACGATTTCAGAAGGATTAGAATATTTAAGATTAAAGCATGACTTCATAGGAGTTATGGGAGCGAATGAATATGTATAGTAAAGATATGATAGTAGGAATTATGTTAAGTGTAGGGAAACCTGAAATACAAATCATAAGAGATGATAATTCTAACATAGGTTATAGAGTTAGATTGATGGTTAAGTTAAGAGGAAGAGAAAAGTTTGTTGAGGCAGTGTCGAGAACACTTCTTCAACACGAAATAAAATCTTCTGTAATACAACAGGAATCTAAATCAAGACCTGCACCAATACTAAAAATTGGTGGCATTAAAAATATGTATAGATTGATGGTTTTAATCCATCCTCATCTTATTGATAAGAATGACCTATGGACTCCGTTTAGGAAAGCAGTAGGAATAGTTTCAGATAATAAACACTTAACGCTAGAAGGTATGGAAGAATTATTCCGTATAAAGGGATTGATATAATGGGTATGAGTAATTTGAATAACAATAGACCAATACTAATAACAGGAAAAACAGGAACAGGAAAAACAACAAAGGCAAAAGGTATGTTACCCAACGCTTTAGTTGTATATGCAAACGAAATGAACATTCAAGATTTAGGTTCTTTACCTAAAGAGAATGGTATTATTATAGAAGATGTGCATTACAAACCTAATAAAGATTCTATTCTCAATGTTATTAGAAGGTATAGAGGTGAAATAGTTTTAACTTCGATAAATGAGAAAGATGTTCCAAAGGAAATCAAGGCTAAGTGCCAAATCAAAAGAGCAGGCTCTCATAACTATTTAGCAGAATCAATTAAAGAATTAGCACCGCATTGTCAAGAACCGTTTGCTTTAGATATGGACACCTACTCCTTAGTTATGTTCTATCTAAAAGAAACTGATAGAGACATTGTTTCGGAAGTATTGAAACACAATAAACCAGCCGACACACAGATTATGTCTTGGCTTGTTGAAAACATTCACCCTAACAAGATATTATTTATTGATGGTGTAGTAAAAAGAAGATGGAGTCAAAACTATTTCTATGAGATGTTGGCTTATTGCCATAGCGGTAATGTCTATGGAAGAATCAATATGCCATCAAGAGGTAGTTATTCTAAGATACCTAGACTTCTAAAAAGAATAGGTATCAAGAATGGAGATAAAAGAATCTTTACACAAATGAAAAATGATGATGAGTTTGTAAAGTATGTTAAAACTAAGTTTAACAATGCTGATTGTAGGATTCTTAACTTAGGCGAAAAGAAAAGAAGAAAAAGAAAGGAAAAAATAAAAGTAAAAATGAATACATTGGAGGAATATTTATGAGAAATAAACAGTTAGTAAATTCCTTGTTTTATGTCTTACAAGACAAAGAATTAGGAGTTGGAGAAATTATACATGAATTGAAAGAATACGGTCACAGTAGTAGGGGCAGGTCTTTTACTACTCAACAAATCGCTTGTATTCTTTCTAAGAATAAGTTATTTGTGAAGTCAAGGAAAAACGCCAAAGTAACTCTTTGGAAAACAAATCCTTCTTACGAATACATAGATGTAAAGAGAGAAGTTGGTGGAACAGTATTACCAAATTGGAGGAAGAGAAATGTTGTGGACTGAAAAATATAGACCTAAGACTTTGCGAAATATCAAAGGACAAGAGCATTTTGTTTTAGATGCGGAAGTATGGGTTGAGGAAAAGAATATGCCTAATGTATTACTCTATGGTAATGCTGGAACAGGTAAAACAGGAGCAGGTTTGGCTTTGGCAAAAAGTATCTTAGGTGAAAATGCTAAAGATAATTTTGTTGAAGTAAATGCTTCTGACGATAGGCGGCTAGAAGTAATTAGAACCACTATCAAAAGGGTTGCTCAAAGCGGAACTATTGGTGATGTTCCTTTTAGGATTTGTCTATTAGATGAAATGGATGGTATGACAAAGGATGCTCAAAATGCTTTGAAAAGAATCATGGAAAGGTATTCTAGTAATATTCGTTTCATTATTACTTGTAATGATAAAAGCAAAATTATTCATCCACTACAAAGCCGGTGTGCTAACTATCACTTTAAGCCACTGTCTAATGAAGTAGTATTAGAAGTAATCAAGGAAATACTTCAAAATGAACAGGTGACTAGTTTTACGGATGATGAGTTGACTCCCTTTATAGCCTCCTTAGACGGTGATATGCGTAGGGCGATTACGGAATTACAAGCGGCTAAATCATCCGGCTTTTCATTAACAAAGCAAATAGAAAATTCACTACAAGAATATAATAAAATACTAATGCTAATACTAGATAAAAAACCAAACGAATCACTTACATTACTTCATAATTTAATTTATGAAGGAAGAACAGTAAAGGAGATTTGTGTTGGTATTCACGACACAATAATTAATTCAGAAGGATTAGATAATCTAACTAAATTTAAGTTACTAAGAACAATAGGAGAAAGCGAATGGCGTTCCACTACCATGACACCAAAGGTATTACTATCTTGGATGGTAGGGCAATTAATTTGAAAAAAAAAGAGGGAAAAAATATGAATGAAGAAATGAAGAATGAAATAGAAAAATCTGTGCAATATATTGATATGAGCGTTGAAGATGCAATTGCTAAATTTGAAAGCATTTGTGCAGAAAATGGAATAGGAACAGACGACCCTTTGGCAAAGGGACTTTGGCGTAATTATGTTGCTCAAAGTAAAAGGGCTAATAAACCAAACAATTCATCAAGTGGTTCACTTGTAAAGAAAACATTTGGTTTCTTTGTGGCTCTTGAAGAACCGAGAGACATGATGAGTTGGAACAGAAATAAGGCTAAAGAAGAATATCGAAGAGATTCTGATAATGCTTTAGAACAAGGTATTGTTGCTACTGCTGAAGAAAATGCTATGGGCGGTTGGAAAATTACTCGCTATTACAAGGGTGATTTACAAGAAAAAGAGGTTGCTGAAAGACCTGCTACTGCCGAAGAAATGGAAGATGGTGTATGGGTTATTCCTTTAGATAATACAGAAAGATACCAAAATGGCGGAGAAAACCGTAACTACGGTAAGCCACTTCCTTTGGAGCAATTTAGAAGAAGCGGAGTATTCTATGGAAGTGTTGAAGGTGGAGAAATGAAGAAGTATAACTTCTCATATAAGAATCAAGGTGGAGTTGACTTTACTCCGAATACCTATGATTTCGTTCACTTTGTAGCAATCCCTAGTGATGATGGCAATAATTTGTATGGCATGACTGATGTGACTAAAGCAAGTCTAATTAGAAATGCTGACTTAAATCCAGATAATTCTGATTATAGAAATATGGATAATTATGATTTCGAAGAATGTCTAGCAAATAACTTTGGTAGCCATTTAACACCATTGGTTGAAATTGATAGAGCGCACATTCTTAGGCAGACACTTCCTACTAGTGAGCGTTTCGTTATTACTGATGGAACAGTTTGTAATATGAATATGATGCCGACAAAGAATGGTAATCGTATTTTGAATATAACCGACCTAAATTCTGAATTTGACTATGACAACGATAACAACATGACTACTTGTTGGATTCCGTCTAATGTTGAATTGGACTTTGGTATTGGTTCTTCTGTTATTATTGTAGGAAGAACTTCACAGCGAATTACTGATGAAGGGGCTGACCCTGTAACAATCAATGTTACCGGACTATATGTAACAGAAAAGAGAGGTTCACCTGTTGAAGTGAATCAACCTGTTGAAACCGATTTCGATTGGTTTTGAAGTTTAACTCCAAATGAAGGCATACAAGTGTAAGCATAAACTTGTGGAGAAATAGATGCTCAAATGGGTGCGAAGCCCTGTTTAGATTTAAGAGGTATTAAAATGAATGGAATATTAGAAGGAAGGTTTCTAATCAAGGGTAATAGTTATATCATTGATTTGATAAATGTTGACTTCCTAACTTGGAAAGAGAATGCAACAGAATATGAAACCTATTGGTTAAAGATGCACATAGGTTCGAAAGAAGCAAGATATGTTTGCTCTAGAGAAGAATTGAAAGTAATAATAGAAGAATGGACTAAGGTTCATGGAAATAAAATAGAAATAAATATAGATGAATTAGGTGAAGAAGATGAGTTTAACGAATAGACAAGGTAATGCTAGTAATATGAGTTTTGGTAAAGCACAAGAAGATTTTAACAATAAGTTTCAGCAAATGATGGCTGAAAAAAGGAAGCAAGTTAATTCAAGATTAGTATTAGGTATTTGGGGTCATCCCAAAACAGGAAAGACAGGAATCGCTTTAGATTTTCCCGATAGACCAATTTATGTTTTAGATTGGGATAAAGGGGTTGAATCAACATGGCGTGAACATCACGAAGCGACTGAGCGCATACAAGTGTTCTGCCCAATTGAAATGAATAAAGACAATGTTATTGATATAACAAAGAGCGAAGAGAATTCGCATATGTTTATCAAATATGTTAGGTCTAAGATTGAAGAAGGAGAAAGACCCGTCTTTGTATTAGACGGTGTTGATACATGGTTAGATTCATGTATATTGAAGATTAACCCTAATCCTACTTTAGTAACAAAAGTTATGCCGTATCAGTATGGTGCTAGAAACAAGACTTTCTATCACCTATTGGATTCGATATATCTTCTTGATTGTGATGTAATTTATATTACTCACGAAACAGAAAAGTATCAAGACGGCTCCCCAATTGGTATGATTGCTAATTGGAAAGATTGGGGAGGAAAACTAGAACAAGAAATACATTGTTCAAGAAAGAAAATAAAAGGTGAAATGCACTATTTGGCTGAATTAGTTGGTAGTCGAACAAATGGTAATTTGGTTGGAACTACTTGGACTCTTAGACAAGGCACACCACCTAATATCGTTTGGAACGGTATTCCTGAATTAAGGGAGGGTAATATTTGAAATTTACAATATGGCCGAAGACATTACAAAAAGGATTAGAAGACATACAAGGAAAAGGAATGTATTTAGGAGACAGTGGTTTAACTAACTCTAAGTTAGGAGAATATGTTTTGATGGAATTGGCAAACGATACCTTAACCCTATGGAATGGTGATACTACATTTGGGTTAACGGTATCTTTGCCTGTTGAAGAAACATTAGAAGAAGGCACTTTTATTGGTAATGCCGCTATGATTATACCTTACTTGAAGAAGTTTAATGGTATTATTACTCTTAACTATACTGACTTTTTGGCAGTTAGTGGTGGAAATAAATCTGCTTCTATCCCAGCCGCAGTTAATCATCCTAACATTGATGCTATTGAAAGAATCAAACAAATGGTTGCTGATGTAACATATGAGCCTGTGATTAATAATCTATGGAAGTTTGGTTCTTCAAACTTTGAAGGTGCATTTCAAGTAACTGATGAGTTGTTTGATGAAGCAGTTAGTGGTTGTGAATTGGTTAAAAGCGGTGTATATCTTTTGAATTATTTACCTGTTGATAATGACGCAGGTGTTCATGCTACGGTTCAGATTAGTAGTGAAAATGGAACTGCTAATAGATATGAACAGGTTTTACACCCGACTCAATCAATAGGTGATGCTGCTACTTTGCAGTATTCAAGTCCACTTCATAGATTTTTGAAAGGACAAGGATTGCTTAACTTTTATGTAAAGGATGAGTTTCCTCTTTTGATTGTTGGAGAAAATAAGATGATTGTAAAAGCACCCTTCACAGGAGTTGACTGAATGATAATTAGTAGGTGTTTAGATGGAAAACACATATACAAATCTTGGAGAGAGAATAACGAGAAAAAATTCGAATTGGAAAGATTTAGACCCTACTTTTATGTGAAGGAAAACGAAAAGGAACATACAACATATTCTCCTTCTAAGTATATCAAACGAGAGTTTGAATATGAAAGAGGAGAATGGGTGAATCTAGATGGTGATAGATTAAAGAGAGTATATGTTGAAAACTCTTTTGATGTTTTTTCTGCTAGAAAAATGTTTAAGCAAACATATGAAGCAGATGTTCCATATACATTTAGATATGCAGTTGATTGTATTTCGGAAATGCCGGAGTATAAAATGCGTAAATGGTATTGGGATATGGAATGGCAACAAGGTGGAGAACATCATAATGAAATTACTACTATTGTAATGTATGATAATTATGATGAAGAATACCATCAATGGGTTTGGTTTCCTACTGAAAAAAGTCCGATAGACATATTTGATAATTCCTTAGAGATAAATAATGTATATTATTGTCGTAATGAAAAACATATGCTTGAAGATTTCATTAACACAATGATAGACAAAGACCCCGATATGCTAATTGCTTGGTTCGGTAACTTTGCTGATATACCTAAATTACTTGAAAGGTGTTGTGCTTTAGAAATTAACCCTAATAGAATGTCACCAATTAACCGAATAGATGGTGTTAAACAGACTAAAAACGGCTTCAAATATACTAAAGGTGAAAAGGGGTTCTCGCCAATAGAACAACCCATAGGGGGTCGCATAACCCTCTCATTAGACATGGCTTTTGAAAGACAATGGAATGACTCGCAAAGAGGAACATTACCTTCTTTATCTTTGGACTATGTATCTGAATCTTTACTTAACAAGAAGAAGTTAGTTTCAGAAAAGTTTCCCGACCCAAACGAATTCTATCGTAGGGCTTGGTTAGAAGATACTGAAACTTATTTGCAGTATGCTCTAAAAGATGTTGAATTGATTGTTGAAATAGATGAAACTAATTATTGTAGCGAAGCGATTATTGCACTACAAAGATTACTGAAAGCACCATTTGATGCTTGTTTTTATGCAAGCCATATGGGTTCTATTTACTTCATGCGTAATGCTTGGTGGAAAGCACCAACAGGTAATAAGAAAGCAGAAAAGAAGTCTTATCAAGGGGCTATGATTTATGACCCATTGAGTGAAAACACTAACGGATTACATCTTAATGTGGCGGCTTTTGATTACGCAGGTCTATACCCTGCTATGATGATTTCAAGAAACATTTCGTTTGAAACTAAAAGCGAAGAACCTACCGAGTTTGGTGTGAACATATTGACTCCTAGAGATTTTAGCGAAGTAACAGAAACAAAGATGCTATACTACAAAACCGATAAACTAGGATTGTTGCCTAAGTCTGTATTAGAACTCAAAGAGTTGCGAAATGAATATAAGCGACTTATGCGTGAGGCGAGAGAGAACAATAATAACAGTGACTATATCAAGTGGTATAACAATCAAATGGCGGTAAAGAGACTAATGGCTTCATTTTACGGAATCATTGGCTATACCGGTTTTAGTTGGGCTGATGCTGATTTAGCGGCTAGTATTACTGCTAGTGCTAGAGAAGCAATTAGATTGGCGGCTTTCAAGGCAAAGGAGATGAATGTATGAAATGCATCTATTGTAAGAAGGGTAAAATGGAAATAGTTTGGTATAAGAAACCAAAGGTAGGTCATAGATTAATGAAAGATAAAGCAAAATTACAATGTAATAATTGTGGTCATAAGGAGTTGTTTGAATGAAACAAAGATGTAAAAAATGGATAATGAATTTAATTGAATTTTGGGATGAACCCTTTACTGCGGTTCATGTAAGAGAGAGGCTTGTTGATAAACATGGGACTAACTGTGTTCCTTGTTCTGGTTCTATTGCTAATTTTCTTAAAAGAAATTGTGATGTAATAGGAATGCATGATGGAAGAAATCTATATTCTAGGAGGAAAAGATAATGCCATACACATATGAAAGGACTTGGAAAGAAATACATGATATGTTAGATAAAGCAGAAAGGAAACAAAACTCACATTATATCGAAATGCAAAAGGGCGGTAAAACTGAGAGGCTTTATCATATGCGTAATTATAAAGCATTAGAAGGTGTCATTAAAGCCCTTAAATGGACTCTTGGTGATAAAGACATAGAGCATCCTTTGGAGTGATATAAATGAAAACTAAATATGTAACTGTAAAAGTATCGTATGATACAGAAGAAACTTGGGATATTACTTTACAAGAAGTAAAAGAAATATTTCAAATGATGAATAACTTGAAGCGTCATGCTATCATTACTGAAATAGAACAAGGTGTTAACCATGATGATGGACAAGACGAATGAGTTATTGGAAGAATTGCTGGCTATGATAGCAAAATCAAATAAGATATTGATGATGGTAAATATCGTGAACATAGCAACCATCTTAACAATAGTAACGGTGATATTATGAATAGATATGAATTGGATAAATTAAATGAAGAAATTAAAAGACTTACTATGGAAAATGAAGGTCTTGCTAATAGAATAGATGAATTGGATGAGAAGATTGAAAAACTGCAAAATACAATTGAAAGATTGGAAATAGAGTTGGATAGGCAATATAATGAGGATTCACAAACATACAATGTAGCGAAAGCGGTTCATGAAATGCAAAACGACCTACAAAGGTTGCATCCCGAATTAACATTCAACAATCTAATATACGCACCCGATAAGGTGGGCGGAGTATGAAAGTAGTCTATGGGCATACAGATTCAATCTATGTTCAGATTGATTCAGTTGAAAAGGCTCAAACTGCTATCAAAGAAATAGAAGCAAGTGTTAGAGAACATTTTCCTAATGTATTAGGTTTAGATGAACACCCTGTTCAGTTAGAGTTTGAAAAGTATTTTTCTGCTTTAGGTGTAGGAACGGTAAAGAATCGTAATGCAGGGTTAGTATCTTGGGAAGATGGAGTATGGTTGGATGAACCAAAATTCACCATGACAGGCTTTACTGCTAAAAGAGTTAGTGAAACTAAAATGGCAAAGGAGGTTCAAACTACTGTGCTTAAAATGTGGGTGAATCAGAATACTCAAGATGAAATAAATAAGTATTTACACAATACTTATTCTTCTGTTCTGAATGGCGAGATACCTATTAATTCTATTATTAAAAGGTCTAGACTAAAGAGCAATAGACTCACTGTAAAATGTCCGGATTGTGGAACTAAGCATAGCATAAAAGAACACATTAAATGGTGTAAAAAATGCGGTGTGGAAGGTAAATTATTCAGAACATTAGACAATGCAAAACCCTCTTTTGGTGAGGGTATTTCCGGAATATTATATGCTTGGCAAAATACAGATGCCGAGTTTGATGATTCATATTTATTTATGAAAGTAAGGAATTTGCATAAGACATATACTCATCCATTAACAGGAGAGAAGAGACAAGCGGAATATATTTCCGGAACAACCTATGCAGACTTTGAGAGTTATGAACCGAATTGGCAACACTACGCTGAACAGGTAATAAAGAAAGCCGAGCCTATTTACAAGGCTATGGATTGGGATTTGTCAAGCATTAGAACAGGTAAAATACAAAAGAAATTAGATGATTGGTGGTAATATGAATAACGATGAAAAATATAATGCGGTAATTTCTGCTATGCCAGAATTTACTTATGATTGGAAGCATGAAAACTATGATGACCCTAGCAAACCTATATTGAAAATAACTAAATCTTCTTTAGGTTCTTTCGATTGGTGCGCTAAAAAGTATGATTTTTCCTACATTCAGCGTTTGCCTCAAGACCAAACGGAGGCTATGTTGAAAGGAACAATTTGCCATACTTCAAGAGAGAATTTTTTCAATGACTTTGATGTTAAGAAAGCAGAATCAATGACTGCTAATGAGTTGTATGAGTATTGCCAAAGTCTTCATCCTATTGATGATTACTTGGATATTTCAATTACTCAATCAGCGTTTGAAGCCGAGAGATTCATTGAAGCGAGGGATGCAAATAAGATTGATGAATACTTGCCTGTTTGTAACGAAGGAAAATTCGATGCCAATATAACAATTGATAAAGATACAAACCCTAAGTTTCCTCTAAAGAGAGACTACAAAATACATATTCAAGGTATTATTGATAGAATCTTTGAAGAAGATGGAGGGTATATTCCTTTTGAATATAAAACCGGTGCTTGGAAAGACTACAAATCAACAAGCATGAGAAAGGAAATGGCATTCTATCAATTACTTATTGAAAGCGCAGAAGATGAAGTGTTGATTAAAAATGGATTAGACCCTAATAAGAAGGTAACTCATTGGGGCTGGTATTATCCTGTTTCTAATTATGTATTTTCAGAAGGCGTAAAGAAAAGAACAATGACTTCTGTAATGAATAATATTGCTAAGTTGATTTGGTCTTATGAAAACTCGCATTTCCCTGCAAAGTTTTTCTATAAGACTTGTTCGCATTGTTCTTTCTTTGGTATCTGTGATGCGGCACAAACTGATACATGGGTGTGATTAAATGAAATGTAAATTATGTAAAGAAGAAATAGAAGGCTACGGTCATATGCTAACAAAAGGAAATGGTGAATGGTTTTGTTGTGATGGTTGCAATTACACAATAGTATTACCTGCAAGATTAAAGGGGGTTCACTATTGAACGAAGATATGATAAAAGAAAAAGTATTGTCAAGAAATTGGACATTTACAGAAATATCTAATCTAAAAGATACTATCAATAAACTTTGTAACGAAATCTATTCTGAATCAAAACTAATTGAAAGATTTGATTTAGTTAGAGAAGTAAGAATAAACGAAAACTTCGTGGGACATACCTTTGAAGATGTAATGAGAGAAGCGATTAATACTAAACTATCTGGCGAAATAGCCGGAGTTATTAGAAATATGCTAAATACGGCAACAGTTAATTTTGGAGGTAAAAATAATGAAATATCCGAGGGAAGTTTGGGCGGGGAGTCACATAAAGAACGCCCCACAAATGAAAAGAAAAGTAGTCTTATCGAGGAATGAATATGCTAAGTTTGTTAATGCTCAAAATAATAGGACAAATGTTTATACAACCGTTTACGACTTTGAACATTTTTCGGAAACGGCAAAGATAGAATCATCTGTTATTCTTGATAGAATCTTTTTAGATTTTGATGGACATGATAATGATTTAGAATTAGCGTGGAGGGATTTGAAAATGATAATGCAAAAGGTTATTGAAAACGATTGGAAACATACTATCTTCTTTTCGGGAAGAGGTTTCCATTTGTTTTTATTTGGTGAACCAACTGATTCTATTAGAGATATTCAAACCTTTTTTAGAGGAATGAAAGAAGTGCTTAAACAAGCCTTTAGCGGAAAGAATACTTTAGATGATAGAGTAGGACAACCAACAAGATTGAGAAGAGTTCCTAATACAGTTAATATGTCATCTTCTGATAAAGAAGGTAATCCATATTATTGTATTCCTTTGATTAAAGAAGACCTTTCTTTTAATCTTGAGCATATTCTTGAGTTAGCAACCAAACCCCGCCTTTTACCGTTCCAAATGGGCGGCAATAAGAAGATAGTTTTTCCAAAAGCACCCCCTATTGACAAGGTGGAAGGCGAAGTTAGTGTCGCAAAATATACAGGTAAATTGCCAATATTGCCCTGCTTACATAGTGCCATTATGACGGAGAATCCTTCGCATATGGCTAGAGCATATCTTGTTTCTTGGTATAGAGACTTGCTAACAGGAAGGCGACCTATCAATTCCTTGAAGGAAAAACAAGAAGTGTTAAATTTAGTCGTTGCCGAAATCAAACAACTAGTTGAAACTAATGATGAAATATGGCTAGATTGGGATGAAGCAACTACAAGAAAACACGCTAAGTTTACAGTGTTTGGAAATTACAAAACTCCTTTCTGTAATAAGTTGATTTCTGATGGTTATTGTGTAGGAAAGTGCTGGCGTTATCCAGATTATTTAGGTGAGTAATATGTTAATAATAGACAGTCGAGAAAGACAAGGTTCTAAATTAGTGCATTTAGTTGAAACTAAGTGTAGGAGTTTAGGAATTAAAACAGAAAAGAAATGGCTTGAGATAGGAGATTATGTTTATGATGATGTTTGTTTTGAAGCAAAATCATCAACAGACTTTTTAGGTTCAGTAATGAATAAAAGAATATGGACTCAAATAGATAACATGGATAGACATTACAAAACAAACATAGTTATTATTTATGGTTCTTTAGATGAAGCGATTTATAATGTTAAAAGACATACAAAATCTAAGATTCAAGAACCTGCTAGAACCATGATGTTAAATAATAAATTTCTAGGAGCAATAGGAAGAATTACATTAGATACTGATGTAAAGGCTTTCTGGGTTTCTTCTGAAGAAGAAGCGGCATTAATTATATCCGCTATTTGTAAAATGAAACCAATTATTAGAGATGTAATTAGGCCGGAAGTATTCAAAAGAATCACTACCGATGATTTAAGATTAGATGTTTTAACAAGCATTAAAGGTGTTTCCTATAAAAAAGCAAAGGCTCTAATTAAAGAGTATGGTTGTATTATGGAAATAGGAGAGCAGTCTGTCCATGAATTGTGTCACATGGATGGTATAGGAGAAAAAACTGCTAAAAGAATTTTAGACACATTAAACAGTGAAGATAAGGTGAAAATATGAATGATGAATTAAATAAAGTTGAAGATGTTAAAACTGCCTTGATGTATGAAGGCGAAGATGAAGAAAAATACATGGAACAGTATGAAGAGAATACAAAGTTCTTTGCAGGTCAATTACCTGCAATTGTTCAAGAGTTTCAAAAAGATGCTACTAATGTAGCACATTATAATGAAATACCTGCGGCAATTTGTTACTTTGTAATCTTAGGGCAAATATGTAAAGATTATATTAGTATTCCTAATGGTTTCAGTATTGAAGATTCAAGAGTGCATTTCTGCCAAATTCAAACTTCCGGAACGGGTAAATCAACATTATACAATTTCGTTGGCCCTGTTGCTAATAGAGTATTTAAGAAGATTAATGATACTAATAGTCATCCTTTAGCAGAATTAATACCTGCTGAATACGAAGGTGAATTTGTGGCTAAGAAGCCTAAGAATTTTAATGTCTTTTCCACTACTCTTTATACTGATGCTGCATTAATTGGGCATTACAAAGAAGAATTAGATAGAGAAGAAGATAGCGAAACTAAAGGTGAGTTTAGGCAAAAAAGAATTGCAGGTGAATTAGAAGGTAGTGGTTTAGCCCATTGGGATGAGTTTGAGTATTCTGGTGTGTTTAAGGAAAGCCAGCATAAACAAGATGCTATTGTAATGCTTAATACTTTTATGAATACATTACACGGTGAAAATTGGGTTGTATCTAAAAAGTTGAAAGAAGGCGATACAATGATGTGTTTTTGTGAGCGTTCTGTTTTGGCTATGACTTATCCACCACATGAATTAGAATCAGTAATGACAGAAAAAGGTGTTCTTCAAAGAATGCTTCTGTTTATTTGGGATGTTCCGCACTTTATTCAAGATAAAATGAGAAGAAAGCAAATATCATATGCTGGTAAAATTATGAATACAGATATGCCAATTGAAAAACATGCAAATGCTTTCTTTAAGATATATTGTATGGTAAAAGAAAGATGGGAGTCTGTGGATAAAAACGGGCTTGAAGTAATGAAATTTTCGACTGAATTTAACGATGTATTGGAATTAGAATACGAAGGTATGGAATTGTATATTCAATCCGCTTCACCCGAAGTTAGAAAGATTGCATCTAATTTTACTACCCGTTTGCTTAAAATTCTAATTAAAATGTCTGTTCTTTGTAGCGTGGCGCAAAGTCGGTCTATTGCTAAAGAAGAAGACCGCTTCCTAGTGACGGGTTACAATGTCCGTCAAGCCGCTACCATCGTGCGACAATGTTATATGACACTTGTGGATTGGTTAGAACGAAGCCTAAGAGTTAGGCGAAGAGGCATGGCTGAAAAAGCACAAGAACCTCAATTTATCAAAGTATTCACTGAAATGGAGAAAGATGAAGAAGGATATGTTAGTAAAAGACTATTCCTTGATACTCTTATGGAAAAAGTAGGTCTTAAAAAAGCAAGAATCTATGAATTATGGAATCAAAATGAACATCACTTTGAAACAGATAAACAGGGTCGTTCAGTATTTATTAGATTGAAGGAGGGTAAAAAATGACAAAATGGGAAAACCAATATGTAGTGTTTGATGTAACTAAAGGGCCAAAAGTAATTATTGAGACTTTAGACACATATGGAGATGAAGGCTGGGAATGCTGTTCTATGCTAAGTATTGCAGGAACAAACATTGTTGCGTTTCTAAAAAGAAGAATTGGCGACAATGAACCTGTTGAAGATGCAGAAGCAAAGAAGATTTCTAAACTGTGGTCTAATGGTTCTGAGTGATTATAATGTCTGTATTAGCGTTAGATATTGAAACAAAGAATATGTCACATGACATAGGTGGGTTTGGTAATACCCATATGTTTCAAGTATCAACTGTTGCCACTTGGGATGGTTCAAATGGCACTGTTTATGTTGATGAACCTGTTGATTCTTTTGCTAAGTCAGGTCATGTAATTAAGCCTCTTTCTGAATTAAAGTATGATTTAGATAATCATTTGCAAAAAGGAGGAAGTGTGCTAGGTCATAATATAGCGGCCTTTGATTTACCTATTCTTAGAGACTCTATGGATATTTATTGCATTCATAAATATCTAAATGAAGAAAAGTATATTGATACAAGTAAATATATTCTCAAAGAACACGGTGAAAGAATACAATTAAAGAACCTTGTAAAATGTTCTTTAGATGATGCTAAACTAATGGAAAGTGCTGATGCACCTAAATTATGGAAAATGGGAAGATACGATGAAGTCGTTGAGTATTGTATGAAAGATACTCAATTAGTATATGACCTTTGGAAGTATGGACAGGATAATGGTATTGTTAAAGCGTTTTCTATCGAAAAAGAAGAATTTGTGGAATTAGGAGTGGAATGGTAATGTCAACGGCAGAATGGTTTGGCCTACTTGTTTTCCTAGTAATCATCACATTATTGTTCTTTGCCGCTTTTGGTGGTAATAATATTACAGACCAAAGTGTTGAAGACTATATGAGAAGATTAGTAGGAGAAAAAGAAGGTGACAATAATAAATGAGTTTAAAGCAAACTTGTAAGTATTGTAATACGCCTACATTAGCGAAGCGTATATTAGGATTTTACATAGGTTCTAATGATAAAATTAAATTGTGGGAATGCCGAGAATGTGGCGGCATTTGGTCTAACAAAACTAAAGGGGGAGGTAGTCTTTAATAGGCTACTTCCCCCATTTTTTTTGTCATTTTTTTTCTTGAAAAAATACTCTAAATTGGAGTATTTTTTATTATCAGGGAATAGTTACTCCGGTAGCAATAAATTGCAAAGGAACAACAACTACATCAACTCCATCAGAAACAATGCACCTTACAGTAAAAAATGCTTCAAATGGTGCGTCAAATTCAGTTGGCGGTCTTGCACCATTAACTGTTAAAGTATTATATCTTGGTGTATTTGTAGTTCCATTTGAATTAATTGAGAATCTTTGTGTAGGAGAACCAAGAGGATTAGGATTGTGAGGATAAGTGTCAGAAATTTCATCAAGCCAACTAGCACTCCAACTATAAGTATATGCTCCTGTTCCTCCCGATGCTACTACTGTTACATCAAATCCTCCTTGATTAGTAAATGTTACAACTGAACCTGTTGCTGACCCTACTACATCAATTACTTCATTAAAAGGAGCAGTTGGGTCAATAATAGCCGATAAAGGCGCACCGCCTCTTTTTGCTTTTGAACCAAAACCCGAAACTGTTCTTCCAAACATAGTTATCACTCATCATTATGTCCATCTATTGTATAAAACAATTTAATTCCTAAAAGAAGCGCATCTTCATTTAATGTGTCGTTAGAATCTGAAACATCTCTATACACTTGAAAACAGGTTAAATCATCTGCGGCTGGTGAACCGCCAATTGTAATTGCACTACTTTCTGCACTAATATGAACATCTTTAGCCGTTCCTACTTGTGTATCATCAGTTACAACGGCAGTTCCGAATGCAGTATCAATTGCGTCACTATTAGATAATGAAACACCTTGAAGCCCCCAAGAAACTCCGCCACTTGTTGCAGTAGCATTAGTCCAATAGAATTGTGCGGTAATTGTTCCTTCATTCCACATTTTAGGCATAGCAATTGTAAATTGAGCGTGTTCGTCTGAATCTTTATCAAATGCTAATGCTCTAATATCTGGCCTACCTGAAGTTGCTGCGGCAGTTGTGGCTAAATCAGCACAACCAGCATTACTTCTAGGACTAATGGCTTCTGCTGGAATCCAAATAGAATGTTTTCCACCAAGTAAAACGGGATAATCTTCTCCTTGTGTAGTTTGACTTGAAGGATGAAAAGCCGTGTAATGCAAGTGAGCATCTGTTTTAGTCCAAATATGACCTACTTCCCTATTACTTGTAGTATTTTGTGGAAGCGCATCTCCTCTAAATAGACCTATTGATGCTGCCCAATCTAGCGCATTAACATCGTTTTCTTTGGCAGTTCCGCCATAAAAAGTAATAGACGGGAATTGTGAAGCACTTATATTATTATTATCCACTTGTTTGATATATAACTTTACTGCACCTTGCGCTTGTGAATCGGTAGCGTGGGTTGAGGAAGAATCTAAACTTGTCCCTATAATAGCAGCATAAGTGACTTCTGCATCAGAACCACCCGAATGTGTTTCTATTCCATCAAACTTAATTACACCTAAGTTTTGGTCGTCAACTATACTTGAATCATTACGGAAAAATGAAATGTCCGGTGCGGCATTAGTGCCACTTGTAACGGTTTCAACTCTAAGTGCATTATCTGTTTCTGAAGTATTTTTAATATGTAAATTAGCACTTGGAGTAGCAGTTCCAATACCTACTTTACCGGCAGAAGTTATTCTCATCTTTTCAGTAGCAGTTTCACTTGCACCCGTTTTCAAAAGTAAATCTGTTGCATTTACAGTATCACTAAATGTATCAGTGGCTAATGCTTGAATAGAAGCACCTACCAAATCTGAATCTGCCCCTGTATCTAATGGGGCTTGGAAATTAATTTGACCTAATACATCATTTGCTACAACACTTGGTTCCTTTGTTGATAGAGTTAATACTGCGCCTGTGGTAGTTAAACCATCTTGTATTTCTAATGCAGAAGAAGGTTCTGCTACACCAATACCGACTCTATCTGTGCTTGCGTCAACTGTTAGAACATTGTTGTTATTAGCACCCCTAACTTCAAAATCATGGTTTTCTTTATTAAAATTAAATTGAAAACCATTAGTGCCGGACAATCTTAACATTTCAGTATTAGTTGATGAACTTGCTGCTTGACCATTCTTTGCTATATTGAATATCAATCTTCCATCTTCTGTCCCTGCGGTTTCATCAACCATATCCATGAATATTCTTCCAAACTCAAATAATGCCGGAGTGCCAGCATCATTCATTCCTTTGAAAACAATACCGCCAATATCACCGCTTGCGGCAGTAGCACCGCTTCTTTTGAAAATTAATTGGGGTTCTCCACCAGCACTCGATAATGCCTCAGTATTATCTAAAGTTAGTATAGGCGCACCACTCGCAGTTGCCGCAATATGTAAATTGCTTTCGGGTGCATTAGTTCCAATACCAACATTACCATTAGTATGTATTCTCATTCTTTCTGCAACGGAATCAGTTCCGCTAACTTTGGTGGAAAATTTGATTATTGAAGTTCCTGTTCCATCACCACCACCCGCATTTAGAATTAAATCCCCACCATCTGTATTATTAGAACCAGCCGCTAAAGAAGTTCCAGCAGAAATAGTTAAATCTCTTCCAGCAGTTCCAGCCGCAGTAGTTCCGACTTCGATAGTAGCATTACCTCCATTATGAAGATTTATGTCAGCACCAGACCCGCCCCCATGAATTGTCAAATCTCCGCCAATAGTTACATTGTCGGAAGTGTCCATTGTAATTGTTGAACCACCATCAGATGCTTGAATTACATTTCCACCCACCTTTAGATTATTACCAATAGTCACATTATCGCTAGTATCTAAAGTAATTGTATTTCCTCCATCGGAAGCCTGTATTATATTTCCTCCAACTTTTAGATTATTACCAATAGTTACATTGTCTGATGTATCTAAAGTAATTGCTGAACCACCGTCAGACGCTTTGATTATATTTCCACCAACAGTAATATTTCCTTCTGTTGAAACTTCTCCATCTCCTTGAACCTTAAATTGAACTTGTGATGCACTATCAATAACTTCAAAAGTATCTGTTGCGGCAGTTCCGGCTAATTTAACTTTAACATCTGTGCTACTTCCAGCAGTAATCGTTGTTACTCCACTAGCACCACTAATATTAGCAGTTTCAGCATAAGCACCGGAATTATCATAACCAATACTTAAATCATTACTAACTTTACTTGTAGTTAAAAATTGCACTAATCTATCAGTAGTAGCATTAGAACCTTGAGCCGAGCCTGCAACTAATTTAATTACTGCAATAGGAATATCACCATCTGTTAAATCTGGTATTCTATTAGTGACTGAATTAGAACCTCTTAATGCCATTGTATTATCTGCTTGGGCAACTAACAATTGGTAAACATCTTCTGTTGCATGAACTCCTGTTAAATTAGTAGCACTTCTCGCTGCTATTGTAACTAATTTACCATCTCTATATGCTTTACCTTCTGCTACTGCTATTTGCGTATAAGTGCTAGAAGTTAGCGTAATATCGAAACAATCAGCAGCACTTTTAATTGCATAGTTTCCTCTAATACCTTGACTTAATGCTTTGATTAATCCGGAGTGCGGATAATCAATATCGTCAGATATTTGCGTTGTTGTGGTTACTCCTGATGTAGTGCTATAATGGTGCGGGTTTTCTATTGGCATTTCATTCCACCTCTAATAAAAAATATATTTCTAAATCGCTAGTATTTGCTATCGGCCCAATTGCATTAAAATTTAACCTAGCCAACATATTATCATTTGAGTCAAAAAAGGCTGCTTCTCTAATGCTTTTACCTGTTAAATTAGTATTAGAACCTGCTATTCTTAAACTATACTCAACAGTATTTTCACCGGATTTAATTGCTGATTTAGTATATGCTCCATCAGCCGCCCCTATATCAACATCTAAATCCGTTGCAGAAGGGCTAGTTGAGTTTCCTCCTTGACCCACTCTAGCATTACTTAGTAGTGTAACTAATTCGTCTGCCATTAATGATTTGAATTTATTTGTTATCAATATTCTTCCTCCAATAATATTGCATGGGTAACTCCTTGCCCTTCCTCATGCCCTAGTGGTCGGGTGTTGGTATTTAGATGTGTTCCAAAACCTAACACTGCGCCACCACTGCTACTTCTCTCTCTAATAATGAATCGAATAGGTTTAATTTTAACCTTAGTATTACCAACAAAACCTACGCTACTTTCATCAAATCTTTTTTCTCTAGTAGCACTTCTTATATTTCTAGCCTCAATTGCTAATTCTGCAAATCTATCTTCTAAAGCCTTACTATATCTTCCTAATTGTAATCTCATATTTCCTGTTAATAAATGTTCATTTTGAATCACTTTGTATTTATTTCTAGGTATATTTTCTCTAGGTATCTCTAATTCTATCGAATCACCTGCTCTTATTTGCGATAGATGCTTATGTCCCACTTCTATTGTTATGTTTTCATTCAAAGTAGTATGCAGTTCTAATTCTTGGTCTGCTCTAGTATTAACTTCTTCTTGTGATGATAACTTGTCATCATATATCTCTAAAGTTTTCTTTCCGTCTTCCTTTATGCTTTGGAAGTTACTTCTAACTGCTTTATGTCTAGCACCATATACTACTATTTCATTTTTCAGATTAAAAAGGTCTTCCTTTCTTTCATAGTCATATAACTCAACATCTGAGGTATCGCTAACTAAAATCCCTGTATCGAAGAACGAATCCTCCTTTGCTTTTATCTTAAATTTATCATTATCGTGAAATATAGTTTTTTCCTTTTTATCTAATAGATAATTAATTGCTGAAAATAAATCAACACCTTGATAATTAGGGGCAAGGATTACAGGATATTCAGCAGTAGTGTTTTCAAACACAATTCCCGCATCTTCCAATAAATCATTTATTAAATCTTCTGCTTCATTACCAATAATAACTGTGCTTCCTATTAATGCTCTATCTAAATCTATGTCTATTTCACGACTCAAAGTTAAATCAAATACTTCCGAAATAGAGACTACTCCTAATTGTTCCTTCATTTCTGAAAATTTAAGAGTATGTCCTATATCTAATCCGCTATCTATGTATTCCACTGAAGTTCTGAAATGATTATTTCCATCTGCTACGCACATATCATACACTTTTGTATCTAAAACGCTTTCAAAATGATTTCCTTCTCTTAATACTATATGGTTGGAACTGCTACTTTGCCTATCAACATCAGCAACAACATACATAGATAATGCAGCCTCATTACCTCCTGTATTTTTGAAATCCCCTACTTGTCTAGGGGCTTTTTCGTTTGTTGTTATGTAAGATTTGATATTATCATAGCAAGCATTTTCTCCGGTCTTCTTTGTATATTTAGAAGATAGAGTATTTAGAACTATATCTTTAGGAGAAAAGTCATAGAAACAAGTGTGGTTAGGTTGCATTATTCTATAAAATCCGTTAGGTAGTGCTTTATCGGTAATTATGTTATGTCTTAAATTAGTGTTAGTAGTTTCAACTTCGTGAGAAACAACATATGCTATTGTGGTAGGAGAAACTTCATCTAAAGATATTGGAGTAGCAACTTCTAGGCTATTTGTTACAACTGCACCATCTTCAAGATACTTACCTTTTTCAGAAACCAAATAGCACCCTGTTAAATCATTAATGTGCCTAAGACTCATTCTGTTAATATAAGTCAAAGAAGACCTATTTTTCCAACTACCGGAAAAAGTTGCTAAATCGTCTGAATCTGCATCATCAAAATGATTTACTGTTTTATTAGCATCAATATCAATAATGTAATGATAAAAACTTGTGCTTCCAGCCGCATCAACAACCGTAGCGGTTTCATCAAAATATAATCTAGGTTTGAAAGTTAACATAACACCACTTGCAGTATTTTTATCAGTCGAATCATGTTGTCCTGTTGTTGGATTACCTGCATTTTGTGAATTTTCAAAATGAGCATAATTTAAGAATGTTTTTATTCCAAATAATCCACTATCTCTATCACCCCTTCCACCGTCTATTGTATATCTAGAAATAGCACTAATGGGTTGCCCAACCATCCCTTTTTCTGCTGGTGAAAATTCTCCGCCACCATCTTCAATAGAGAAAGTATCTAAGAATAACGGAAGAAAACCACTGTATAGGGCTGTTTCATTTTCATAAGCACCTGATAAAGTATTGTCAGCCATATTTGCTATGTTAGAAAATAAAGGAAACGGATGTTTGTCATTACTAGCCGAGTCTGCCCCAGCAGTTCCCGAAGCAGCCATTATTTTTGTGTTTGCCGCACTACCGGTTTGGTCTTCATCTAACATTGATAATTTAACTCCAACAGGAAGCATTGTATTTAATTCTAAACCGTCATGCGCTCCCGCTTCTAAAGTATGAGTATGACCTAATATCCATGCCGAACCCGTTTTACCGTATTCGTCAACATCATTCACTACAATTGATTTTAACATATGAATATCTCCACCCACAAATGCAGTGTCTATATCGCCTCGGCCTCTAAATATTGCACAATTATGAGTAGCAACCCCATTGTCTTGTAGGGCTTTTACTCTATACAAATTACCGGAAAAATAAGCATTTTGATTAGTTTTTTTTGCTGGTGTTTTGAATGTAATTACTTTATTATCTGTTCCTCCTACGCTAGAAACTAAACCTATCAATCTTCCATTAGAATCAATTATCATATCAAATTCTTTTAGACCTAATGGTGTTAAATCAACATCAGAAGTCAAAGTTGAACCTGAATAATCTGAGACTTGCACTTGGTTGTTCGTGCTACTTGTCCAATAGCCCGAACCACCTGTTATTAAATCCCAATCATAAGAAGCGTAAGTGAATAAAGGTAGTGTTCTATTAGAAGATGGTATATTTTCAGGGTCTATTTGATTAAATGCCCAATCTATAACCATTTCTGTCAATCTCATTAAAGAAAAACGACCTAGACTAGAAACTGTTTTACTCGAAGAAACTATGGATGAAGATACATAATCATCATCAGTTAAATTAAGAGTGTTTGTTGAACCCATGACTGATTCTTTTGCGTCTGAAATATCCGTTAATGCGGGTTTTTGCAAACCAAAGAAATTATAATTAGCAATATCTTTACCTGCTAACATCAGACTATCATGTCTTGTTGCAGAATAAGGTTGTCTATCTGAATTAGCAAACAAGAACATTCTATTTACTTTTGGGTCTATTTGGTAAAGAGAACCCTTTGAAACGAATGGATTACCGTATTGTCCATCGTTTGACGGAACTCCCGCAAAGACAACATCTGTTCGACTTGCGTTTTTATGACGAGTAATAGTATCAAAAAATCTTGAACCCAAAACAGTAGTTAATCCTCTAGATTCTGGTAAAATGTGATTATTAGCACCTTTATCTGTTTTGCCTACATTTGTTACATGACTGTCATAATTTATTGCTCCGCTTGTTGCATCTATTGTTTTTCCAAAGTTTATCTTATACGATGACGCATAAAAAGGAACTTTACTAAGAGTTTCTGTATAATATCTGCTACGGGGAAACTTTGTATTTGTTCCTGTGTCAGTTATTCCTATCGGATTTCCGACTCTATTATAATTGCCTTTCTCTAAATTGTATATTCTATACAAAGGTGCGCCAAACTTTTCAATATAAGTAACAGATTCAATATCATCACTTGATTGATTTATTCCGTTGCTTGCGTTTTTATAGTTAAATAAATAATTCATTAAAGTAACTTCATTCTCTCCTGTTGCAGTAGTTTCAAAAACTCTGTGCATCGGGTGAAGTAAACCTATTGTTTTTCCTCCATGCAAATGACCTCCATTTAACAAATTCAGTTCATGTGATTGTTTAGTAGTCTCACCAAAGTTTCCTGTTGCTGAAATTGTTTTAACAGTTTTACCTATGATACTAGAAGGAACATTAGCATCTAAATGTATCAAGCAGTGACTATCATCATCTCGGAAATTCGCAAATACCATTCTTCCTATAAAATCATTATCAGCATAAATAGGTTCATCGTGATATTTTAACGGGTCTGTTCCACTTAGAGCATTATAACTAGAAGTTCCTACGCTGATAGTGCTAAACCCATTACCATTAGTAACAATAGAATTTATTGTGCCTAAAGTTGTCGCATTAAATGTGGTGCTTTTCGTGTTAGCATAATTAATGTCAACTCTTCCTAATGTCAAAGGCATATATGGTGCTAAAGTAACCACAGTTCTATTATCATCTGATATAGTTTCTAATACTGTAAAATCTAATAATGTGTTCACTGTATCAAAATTTTCGTAAGTTTTGTCTGTCGAAGTGGTTGTTCCGCTAGCATTATCATCAAGCCTCGCTTGAAACTTAGCATCGCCCAAAATTGAATCTGAATCACTCATGTAATATCCTACTGCTTTCGGATTAGTGCTACAACTTGAACCTATTAGCGTAGTGCTTTCTGAACCATCTGATAATATCTTTCTTCCATTTGTAAAGTAAAGTCCTTTTGTTGAAGCACCTGCTAATGATGCTACTGAATCAATTGCAGTATTTGAAGAGAGTGCTTTATTAAAAACATAATAATCAGTCAATGCTACAAATCCGTAGTCTGGTGCTGTTGGGTTAGTGCTACTTTTTGCTAAAGAAAAAGTCTTTAGAGTAACTGCCGTATCAACACTGCTGATACTACCAAGCCCATCATCCACTCCTAAAAGAGCAACTTCACCAATATAGGAAATAGTTCCGTGTTCAGAATGATTAGCGTAAATATGGTCGCCTACTGCTAAATTATGTGCCGCCCCAAAACTCACAACTTTACTATCAAAAGAACAAACTACCGCTACCGGAACAGAACTATATTTAGGAACATGACCTAATCTTTCAAAAGGACTACTTGTGGAATAAATAATATCTTCTGAGTGTAATGTATTTTTATTAATAATTGGGCCTAATAATTTCCTAATATCAGACCTTCCTGAAATAGTAAATACAGTTTGTCCATCTTGTTTACCTTTAACTATTTTTTCGATAGAACCTGTGAACTTTTCAACTTCTATGTAATAAGAACCTTCCATATAATCTAAAGCCGATTCTGTGCTACTTTGGCTGGTTGAACCGAAACTTAAAGTTAATAATTGTTTATTTGCATCTGAAGCCGTAACTGTTGCTTCTAAGAAAGCAAAATCTTTGGATATTAATTTAATATACAAATTGTTGTTTCTATTTTCTATAATATCAAAAGTAGTTAATAATGTTCTATCGGTAGTATTCCAAGCCCTACGATAAATAATATCTCCTTCGGATAAAGTATAAGATGAAGAAGAACTAAAAATACCTTCTGTTTCAAGCCTATGAACTGCTCTAAAGGTAATATCTTGTTCTTTTCCCGTAGTTCCGAAGTTATTAATATCATCCCTCGTTTCAACAATTAGAATACGATTTCCTATTTTAACTTCATCTCCGTCATTAAGCATATCTTTCAAATCATATTCAGTAGTAAATCTATATTCATTTGAACCTAAAGAAGATTTTATTTTTGCTTTTAGTGCAAACCAATCATTAAAATTACCCTTATGTAATCTATGCCTAACTCTAACTTTATCTAGCCTTTTTAATTTTTTATCTAACATATTTTTATTATCAATCATTTTACCTTCAAAATACGAGCCTCTATTATCAGCAGAATCTAAAACATTTAAATCAAAAAGATTGTATGCTTTATTTGCTCTTGTTGGTGAGAAGTCATAATGAATATATCTTTTTGGCCCTGTGAAATTTAATGCTGAACCACCAACGCTATAATCTGCCGCATGAGAAGAAATGTCTAAATCGCTATCTCTTCTTGCATTAGGAAAACAATCATTATAATCTGAAAAAACAGTAGGGGTAATAATAGGATAACTAAGCCCGCCATTGTATTCATTAGGCAAAGACCACGGAAGGTTGCCTAATTCAGTATATGCGGGATAATCGAACTGTTTTAGATTATCAACTACTTTTACTGTATGTGTATATTTACTATAATCTTGAATAATTTCTTTATTATCATTAATTGTAACAAATGTATTAGATACATTCGGAGTTATTGTTGTAGCATTCGCCCCAATAAACTCCATAAAATATTTAGTATTATGGTCTAATTCATTATCTTTATCTAGGTTATCGTTAAAGAAATAAAACAACGGGCTAGCACAAACTAATTCATTTTGTAAATCCACTTTAATACCTGCTGAAACTGCTAATAATTTACAATCTCTTGGAAAGTCAAGTTTTAGTGGCCCTTTAAAAACCATAAATTTAGTATCTCTTTCTATTTCATTTCCTAACTTTGGTTCAAATTCAAAACCTACAACAGTGTTTTCTATATTACCTAAGTAGTTAGTATTATTTTCTGTAATAGTATTAGTTATTTTAGCAAAATGATGTTTGGTATAATCATCAGAATGAACTAATACAAAATAATCATAGTTAGCATCAAGGGATAACTCTAAACCTGCTCCTGTATTAAAATCAAAGGATATTATTTTATATCCTTCTGTTGTTTCTAAATTAGGATATTCTGTATCTGCACTATCTCCTGTTGCTAATTGTTGAACAAATGTTTCTGCACTGCCATTAGGCGGTTGTTCATAGACAAGAGTGTATAACCTTTCGCTTCCTGAATATGCTCCAAATGTTTTGAATCTAGGATTAGTAGCAGTATCATAATTAGTTTTGTTGAATGTAAGAGTTGGGGTTTGTCCCGATGTTGTAGCATTATTAGAAATAGTTACTGAATTACTTCCTAAGTTAGTAGCAGTAATATAGGTGTTGTCAGGAATACCTGTTCCTGTAACTCCCATACCAATATAATATGTTCCACTAACATTTGTTAAAATATTATTTCCGTTAGTTGTGACTAGTTTTTTAATTTCTTTAACTACTCCGCTTCCTTCGGCAAAAATACGACTCATAAATCCACCTCCTCAAATCTTAGATAAAGCAAAGTATCATCTAAATTAGGCATAAGATTATCTATTTCTGAAAATTTTCTAACCTTGCCTACTATTGCTAATTCGTGAAATTCACCCATAAACTGTTTGCAGGTTGTAGCGGCATCTTGACCCGAAGCAGTTCCTCCGCTATTTTTGTCATTTATTCCACTTACTGTTATATCATTCAATCCGTTAGAACCCATGTAAGTATCTGTCCTAGCAAAAGAGAATGTGCCACTTGCAGTATGCGTATCTTCTTTGATTAATGCCCCGTTAAGATATATTCCAATCTTTTTGGTTTTATTGTTAAAAGTAAAACCTACATGAAACATTTGGTCTATGTATGATGCGTGTTTGTATGTTGGTATGTATATGTCCGTTCCAGCACCAAAGCCAGCATCAACCCCTACACCATTCACCATTTCAATATCTCCGGCACTTGAAGAATGAACAATGCCGAAAGAAGTAAAGTGACCTGCCCCTTTAGTAGCGTTTGCATCAGTGTCAGAAGTTTTAACAAATAACTCATTTCCGACAACTATTGGATTAGTCGCTCCCACAGAAAAACCAACATCATTATTGAATGCGTTTATTGAAGTAGCCACTTTAGCAAACATAACTCTTCCCGCTTTATTGAAACCAGCAAACAAATCAGAACCGTTAGTGCTATTATATCTAAAAGAATGTCCTTGACTTGGCTTGATAACAATATCAGAAGTGGTGGTTTTAGTGGTAGTTCCTATTTTTACAGTAGTTTTAATCTTGTATTCTGCCGGATTATTTTGGGTATGTGAAGTTGAATTAAGTAAAGATATTGTGAAGTTATCGTTATTGAAAATCATCATTTCATGCGTCATTCTATTTGCTCTTGTAAGATATTTTTCATTTTGCATTTCTGTTTCATCATTAGCGGCAGAATCAGACAAATCATATGTTTCTTGTAGCAAACCAGCCATTATTTTTTTACTATCATTTCTAGTATTTCCTACACCTAAAGCAGTGTTAGAATGGTCAACTGCTGTCTGATGAGTGCTATTACCATTAATCTCATAAGGAGTAATTAATGCTTCAAAAGAAAAAGAACCTTCATGCGCCCATAAACCATAGGCTACATCATCAAATGTTGCTGCATTACCTGTATTTGGTATATTATCCGAATAATCCATTTTAACAAAAGCATTACACATTATTGGAAAAACCAATGAGCGTTGTTTTCCTGTTAAAACTTCATACATTTTATCACGGCCCGACTATTGCTACTTCAAATTGCATTGAAAAACTAATATCAATTGCTTCTGCTTCCATATTAAAACTAAAACTGCGAATAAAACCTGCTACTCCCGAAGCCGTTGAAGAATCTGGAAAATCAGAACCTTTGAATGATACTCCTAAATTGTCTCCAAATCCTTCTTCTCCTCTTGATGCGAAATTAAAAGGAATTAATTCTCCCCTTGAACCAATACCACTAGCACTATCTCTATCCGCATAATTACTATCAACATTTGAAGGATAAAGAATAACTAATTCATTTATTGCTTGGTTAGTCTGTAACCCTGTTGAATCAACACTTGATGCAATCATTTGTGCAACTTCGTGAGCAGTATAAGTTAAAGCCGTTTCATCATCTTCTGCGGAAGTATCGGTAGCAGTTTTTGTTTTCTTAATCACTGTTTCAGAAATAAAACCGCTTAAATCTATTTGCTTAGTAGCCATACCTAAATCTAAAGCGGCAGTTACAGATTCACCCGTTACAACACCGGAGAACGGAATAGGAAAAGAAGGAATGGTTTTACTTACAGAAACTCCAACCGTTGTAACATTCAACGGAATAGTATTAACTGTTAAATCATTAGTTTCCTGTTCAGCATACTGCCCAAATTTCAAATATACATATGTCATTTAATCACCCTAATGTTCTCGAAGATACTGTTCTGTTCATTTTATTGTTTACCATATTGCCTATCTTTTCTGCAATTCTTCTTAATTCTGCATCAGAAGTATCTTTTGCATTAATAGTAATATGATTATTAATTACTGTTGAACCGCCTGTCATTGACCTGCTTTGTGAATTAGAATAAACTCTTGAACCTGCTGGTAATCTTACTCTTTCTGGCCCGTTTTCTCCAACTAATGTTGTATTACCGTCAGTTAAACCTCCCGTTGCCAATTTATCTGCACCGAACCAATCTAATACATCGTTGATAGAACCTTTTATTGATTTCCAAATGCCTGTAATCCAACCCCATAAACTCTCAAATAATCCAAGAATGAAATCAACCGGCTTTCTTACCATTTCAAATTCTTTGTAAAGTTTTATGAATATAGCAGTAATGAATGCAGCAAGCAATACAAATATCATAATAGGCAAAGCATATATTCCTATCAATAATAATACTTGAGATAACATATACTTTATAAAGTATAAAGCAAGTAATGTTAATCCTAATTTAAGAAGTGCTGGTAGTGCTACTTTCCACCCTCCGTCAAAGAACCAAAATATTCCGTCTATAAGAGAATAAAATAAACCAACCGCAACTGAGAAAAGACCCGTTGCGAATATACTTATTAAATTCCATCCTATGTCCATCAAAGAAGACATTATTGTTCCTAAATAATCAAACATGGCCGTAAAATCACCCGACAAAAATGAACCCACGATTCCAAATACTGCCCCTGCTATAACTAAAACACTACCTATTATTTCTTTAATATCGTCAAATACTCCGAAACTAGCCATTATATTCATAATATCATATGCAACTTTAGCAATTGCTAATACTGCAATCATTCCTAATATACCGTATATTAAAAACTTGAATGCTATATTTAGTATCGGTGTCATAAATGCTACAAATCGTAGTGCGGTTTTTTGGACTTTAATGCTGAATTTTTGATAGCCAACAGATATTTTTAATTTTTTATCAATTCCTTTTATTAATTTAGAAGTTCTTTTTCTTACTTTATCTAATACTGATGATTGTTTCAAAGGCGACTTTACTTGTTTTCTTAGTTTTCTATCAGCCCTAGCCGCTTTACTAAACGGATTCTTTAAATTTTTAATTTTATCTAATCCTTTACTCATACCTTTGGAAAACACATCACTTGCTTTCTTCATATCATCCATCAACATTTTAGGATTAACTATTCTTTTTGATGCAACCTTTTCTATTTTACCTAATTTTATTCTTGCATCCATCATTTTTTGCAATAAACTAGAATTATACCTTAATTCTTTTTGTTCTTTTCCTAAGTCTTCTAATATGTCTTTTCTTCCCGATGCAGTTTTGAATCGTTCTGTAAATTTAACAGCATCTTGTTGGGCTTTCTTAAATTTATCAAACTCGGTTTGGTTTGCTTCCACATTTTCAGTAATTTGTGCAAAAGATTCGGCATATGCTTCCGCTTCTGTCTTTCCTTGTATTATTGCTTGACTGAAAGAAGTAGTGGATTCTAAAGCCTGTTTTTGACCATCAGTTAATCCCTGTAATGATTTTATTTCCTTCTCTCTTGCTTCTGTAATTTGTTTTATTTCTTTAGGTGTTCCTAATTTATTTAATGTTTCTTGAGCCTTTTTTTGTTTATTAGTTAATTTTTCTGCTTTTGCTTTTAATGCATTTAGTTGCAAACTTAAATCGGTTTGTTTCTTCAATTCTTTTTGAGATAATTTTCTTTGACCTATTCCTCCATCCACTATATCATAGGTTTTTTGCATATGTTTTTGCATTTCTTCTTCTGCTTTCGCTAATTTTTTATTTACTGTATTTAGATGTATTTTACTACTTCTAGAATCTTTTAATGCTTTTTCAGATGCTTTTATGTTTTTCTGACTTCTATCGTGTAATTTGTTTAAGTCATCTTCCATTTTTTTCTGACCCTTTAGAGTATCAGCAAGGTCATCATATTCCTTTCTAATTTTAACAATGCCTTGAACACTTTTTGCTAGTGCCTTTTCATTTTCAGTTTGAGCCTTAATAGCATCATCTGTTCTTTCGCTAAAACCACCAATAACTTCTAATGTTCCACGCAAATAGTTTTGAAACTTCCAAAGACCTGTTCCGGAAGTTAAACGGCTAAATGTAGTCCAACGCTTACTAGCCTTTCCGGTATTACCAGCCCATCTAACAAGCGCACTGCTACTTAATTTGAATCTTTTAGCATTTTCAGAAAGAGAAGAAGACAAATCAGTAATTGACTGAGAAACTGCATTAATGCTTTGTTCAGCCTCGGACATTATCTCACCTTTGCCTTTTTCTGTGCTTTATCTATTTCTTCTGCCTTAAATTCCTCAACAACTGAATGAACCTGTAATAAATCTTTAACAAGACTAACAGGCATTTTATACACTTCTAAGGGACTTATGCCTAAAGCCTTAGAAAGCATATATACGGTGACTAAAGATGCCGTTTTAGGGTCAGTTTCCTTTCCCTTAAACGCACCCTTAATCATCCTTTTTTTCTTCATCCTCCTGCATTAGACTCATAGGGTTAGGAAGAATTTCTTTTAATTGGCTGCCAACATAAGGGCTAAGACGCAACATATCAATTGTTGATAATGAAGGTTCTGTCTTTTCAATGAAATTTTCGACCATATAACGATACATACCATTTATATCAAGGTCGAAAGATTGAGTGCGAGAATCAATTTTCATGACGGAATTCAAGGCTTTTTCGGCTTCAAGCCAAGTAGGTTCTTTAACCCATACCTTGAGATATTCGTCTAGTTCTGCTGACACTTTAACATAATGTAGTGTCGATTCGTTCAATGCAAAAAGCACATTTTTATTACTTATAATTTTCTTTTCCATATTATCCACCTTCAAAACCAACAAACAAACAAACGGTGTTGGTGGAATATTATTCTGCTAATTTAGACTTCTTAGGTTCTTCTTTTTTTACCTCAGTAGTTTCTTTTTTAGCAGGTTTCTTTTTCTTAGAGGCTTCTTCTAGTCTTTTTTGAACTAAAATTCTTTTTTCTGCTTTTGATACCATTTAATCACCCCTGTAATACCCAATGGGTTTTAACTGTGCATGAACTTAATGTTCTTGGCATTACTGTTCCTTCAACAGTAATTGGCCCTTTATCTTCAGGAATAGTAAAGTTAGCGGAATTCAAATAATAATCTTGTAATTTAATTAGTATTTGTTCGCCATTAGCCTTATCAAATTGCAAAGTAAGTAAAGTGGAAGCAGTGTCACCAACTTCACTTTGATTAAGAAGTTCCTCAAACAATTTATCATCAGTTACCATAGCGGTAAACGAAACTTCATAGTTTCTTTGTGCCGGAATACCATCTTTAATAGATTTATTTCCAATACCGATGAATCTTTTATCTTGTAGGTTGTTATTAATAGTAAAAGTCATGTTTGTGACTTTCAAAAAGGATTGCCCAAATATGCTAAATATTCCGCTTGAGAAGAAGAACGGCTCTAAGAATTGCTCATCGGAATCAGTGCTGCTAGTATCGTTAGCCTGTTCAAAGTTAAACAATTGACGATTATCAGATATTCCGCCTCTTGCTTCATAAGATTCTTGCTGACCTAGTTTATGAACTGCTCTTGTATTCAAATCCATAGTCATTTTAACTTCTTCATTTTCATTAGCGGTCATAGTAAATGTATTTACTCTATTTCCTCTAGCGATACGAACAAAAGTAGTATCTTCTGAATCTGCCGCAGTATTTGTAGTTAAAGTAGTTGATTTAGCCAAAGTCTGTTCAAGAGCAAAAGAGGGTAAAATTTCTCCATCTGATTCTTTGAATGTATAAGTAATCAAATGGTCAGTTCCAGAACCGGTTGTTCCATCGGTTATTGCCCTTTGTAAAAGTTCCATGTTTGAAGTTGAGTCTAAAGCGTATAAAAGAGGCGGTGTTAATGTAGTTCCTCCACGAATAGATTTATAGAAAATTGGCCCTTGTTCCAAAAATTCTGAATTACTTATATCATGGTCGTTTGCCGCATCTCCTCCTCCGGCATCAATATATACATATCTTCTATCATCCTTTGAACTATTTGACCCATGAGCAGTAATAAGGCCACCTGTCGGTTGATTTTCTAAAGTAGCATTAACATTAGTGCAACGGCCTAAAGCATAATAAAGCCAAGCACCATGATTAGCCATAAGTGCTATATTTCCACCACTTGCAGTTTCGATACCCTTGTATTGATGAGTAAAGTTTCTTGAACCGCCAAGTGAAAGATTCAATTGTTTCATTTCAACCTCAAGATTAGGGAATGTCGCAGTTTCAACCAAACCTAGCCAATTATCAGCATTTAGTCTTTTTACAGAACCGTTTTTTGCCCCAACACAAGGCGCACCATATCCTTTAATGTGCATAAAATCGCCATTTACTAAAGTTACCGCATGAGCCGGTGTGATTGTAAATTGTTGGTGGTCGTTACTAGTAATAGTATGAATAGAAGCGGGAACAGTAGTTGATACATCAGCATCGTATAATTCAAGTGTGCAACCTACATATAAATCAGAGACAAGTAAATATAAGGCTTCATAATCGGGGTGAATGCGTAAAGTAGTAGCATCACTGCCGTCATCATGGTCTATCTGAAATGATAAATCCACTTCTGGTATTAATGTTAAACTTGCTTGACTTCCTAAAAATATATCTTCTGCTGACATAATTAATCTCTCCTTTCCTTTACAAACTTACTAAGGGAGTGTTAATGCGAATCTTTTTGCTTCAATGTTTACTTTATATCCAAATAATCGTTTTGAACGGTCATTACTTTCATTTCTAGAACCAATAAATATTTGATTAAACTTAGAACCATCACTTGCGGTATAGCCCCTTCGCCCCCGTTCAATTGCATGACGAGCAATCAAGTATAAAGCCCTTAGCCTATCTTTGCCAAATGCAGCGTCAGTTCCAGCCCTTTCATCATGTATTGTTCGAATGTGCATAGTGAATGTATATGTCTCATGTCTAACATCAAAATGAGTAGTAGGATATTCTAGGTTTTGTCCATCCTCAAAGAATATAATTACATCTTTAGCGGTTAAATCATATCTAACTCCTCTATTTTTTTGTAATGTTCTAACATCAACAAAATTAGGAGTTCCAGCGTGGTCTGCTGAAATAGTGCCAGCACTTTGTAATGTGGTAGCGGAACTAGCCCAATTAGTGCTAACTAAATCAATTAAAAGCGAAACTTCATCCATTCAGCCGCCTCCTTTTTTATTTGTTCACTAACCGCTTTTGAGTAACTTTCACTAGCATTGTTAATCATTTCTTCTTCGCTGAAACTAACATCAAACCCTAATATTTCTGATAATTCTTCTAGGGCGGCTTGTCTTTCCTTTTCAATGGCTAAATACCTATTGAAGTCTTTAAGTGAAACCGCCATGCTTCTTGCCATAATAACACCTAATCAAAGTAAGAACACTAAGTCACCTTTACCTTTCAGTATATCCATCGCTTCCTTTTTCAGAATATCATATTTCTCTTTAGTGTTAATATTACCACCCGTTTCAGCAATCATTATTGTTTGGTCGTCATGTCGTAATATTTCAGCCGCTACTAACATTGTTGTTGCTTTGTGTATAGCGGAAGGAACACGGCTACTGCCAGCAATATAGGTTACAATGATTGAATTTTGAGTATGGTATGGATAGTCTCTAAGGAAGAATACTCGACCTTCATCCCCAATAGTCCAAAAAGAACCAAGCCTCTTCATATCTTGCATATCAGTAAATGGTGTTGATGTAGTGCTTGAATCTTGACCTGCTTTATCTGCTATTGTAAGTGTGCAAGCAGAACCGTCTTCACCGGATAAAAGGCTAGAAATGTTGATTTTATTACTGTCATCGGGGTCTGTGCTAGCATAAAAGAAATCACTTATGTTTAGACCATTAGGTGAAGAAGTCAATACTTTGTCTCTTGTTGCTCCTGTAAATTGTGCAGTGCTAGCAGGGTATTCTTCATTAATCAAATGACATATTTCCTTTGCAGTTGTTTTAGAACCGAAGCCGTTATGGAATGTATTATGTGCCGCTAAACTTCCTTCTGCATGATGATACAATACCCAAGAATCACCGCTATTAGGTAATTGTAATGTAATGCTTCTTAGATTATTATATCCGCTACTGTCTAATGTAATAGATGCGGAAGCCGATGCTAATTCTTGATATTGATTTCCTTGCCAAACCTTTAGAGAAATAATCTTCTTAACTTTCATAGTATCTAACTGAATGAATCCAACATAGCCACCATAATAAGATTGCATAGGATGACGAATAAACTCAAAGTTATGGAATTCATTTTCATAAATAATTGGTCTGTATGACCTCTTTACTTTATCATCAACAATACCTTCTATGTTTTTGATAATAGCACCGACTTGTGCTTGAGAAGGATATGTGGAAGAAGAAAATGCTGGAACTTGTAGCATATCAGAAACGGCATCTTTATCTGTATAAAATCCATTACCTGTTGAATAGTCAACATTGATTGCGGTATAGTCACTAGGGGAGGATGCTACGGGCATTATATCACTAACTCCAATTCTTTTAATTTCTTATTAATTCTTTTTGCAAACAAATTAATATCTTTTTTGACTTCATAATCCTTTTTACCGGTATAAGAAACTCTTGATTTTGGCTTTTCATCATCCTTTGCTTGCGGGGATTTCCTTGTTCTAGGTTTTGCCCTAAATGGTGCAACTTGCGAACCTCCACCCTTTCCTTTAGGGACAACCGGAGGAACTAATTCTTCTTCTAACATTATGTAAAAACTATTAACATTGTAAGTAGTAACCATTGTCATTTTACCATCTTTCTTTTTTCGTTTATCTTCTTTAGTTACTTTCAAATATATTCTGTAATTATTTTTCAAATCATTCAATGCTCTTTTAACCATATTATTCTTTTTAATGAATGCTTTTGGATTAGTAAACGCTTCTTTTTGTTCTGCGGCAGTTAAATTAGAAATAGGAGATGTTATTCCTAATTTTTTTTCAAACTCTTTATTCAACTCATTTCCTTTCTTTTGATATTCTTCTAGCCAATTTTTCATTTTTGTCATGGCATCATTATCATAAGCGTCTGTTGCTTCATCAAATAATTCTAAGAAATACTCATCTTTAGAAAGACCCATTTCTTTAACGGCTTTGGATTCTTTTGTTGTTTTATACAGTTTTAAGTATTCTTCCTTAAATGTAAAATCATTATCTCTTCCTTTTCCTTTTATTAAATTAGTAGGAACAAAATTTAATTCTTCATCAGTTAATCTTTTACCGGTTTCAATTTTATTTCTGATAACATCGTATTTATCATCAAACTCATTATATGTATCTGTAAAGTCTTTTATTTGTTTTCTTAAAGTAGCAGTTACATTCATATATTTTTTTGCTCTTTCCAATGATTCAGTCAATGAGTTTAATTTCTTTTGCTGGTTTTCTTTATCTTTTTCTGAAGAAACAGGTTCTAAATCTTTAATCAATTCCTTAATTTTAGATACTTTATCTTCTAAAGATTCTTTTATCTCTTCTGCAAAATAAAGACTTCTAGTAAAAACATAAGGTAAGTCAAAACTTTGTTTTACTTCTCCTTTGGTATTTAATTTAACCCTGCTATAAAATTTATCATAAGATTGCATTATATCCGAGGGAATCAATTTTCCTCTTTCTAATCCAAACTTCATAGATGTATCAATAGGTTTTAGTAAATTTATTTTACGACCTACCCGTTCAGCGTAAATATAATCAAATCCTAAACTATTGAGTTTTTCAGTTTTAGTTTTAGGTTTTCCTTTGTTTGGCAATTGTGACACTACATTTCTTTCATCGAATTCTAAAACTTTAATTTCTTTTTTTCTTTCTTCTTTTACTTTTATGTCATTTTTTTCTGCCTTTGAAAGAAAATTAAAATAATTATCAACATCTGTCCAGCCCATTTCTATTTCTTCTTCGAAATCAATACGGCTAGTTTCACCTGTTATGTCATCTAGGACTCTATCAGTTCCTAAATCTTCAATAGTGTAATTACCCACTTTATCTAAAAAATATATTNTNAAATCCATATCCAATTCTTTGATTTTGGTTTCTTTTATTTTTTCAATAGCGGCGTTGTTAATCGAATCAAATTCTTTTTTATCAAAATTATCATTTATTTTAGGAATGCTTTCAATATAATCATCAATATCATTATAGTCTTTTTTCCTAGTTTCTAAATATTTACTACCGAAAATGAATTTCTTCATTTCGTTTGTGGCGTATTTGGTAGTCCAATTGATAGCCCTACCGCCAGCACCACTGTAAATAATTTCCATTGTGAATCAACTCACATTAGCCATTTAGCCCAAGCCGCACCTTTTTGTATTGCTGAACCTAATCCTAATCCCGAAGAAGGCGGTTCGTAACTCATTTGACCGTTAGCATCAATCCAATATGGGCGACCATATCCATCTGTTCCATTTGGAGGAATAGGATAGCCCGAACCGTTATTTACTGCACCATTTACTTGATTATACTGTTGCATATTACCTGTTACACCAGCAATTGCCGCACCAGCAGAAATCTGTGCATTCGGTGTTGAGAACCCTTGAGATTCTAGGTATTGTTGTTTTGCCATCTTTCTTTGATTGATAACTTCTGTATTGATTGCTGAATCTAATAGTCTTGTCAAATCTAAATCAATGTTTTCTTTTGTAATTCTTTCAAATTCTGCCAAAGCACCAGATTGTAATTTCATTGTTCCCGATGTTGAATCTTGAACAAATACTAATTGCGTTAACATTTGACTAACTGTTCTTGCTACTACATCTTCCATTAACTGTTCTAATGCAGAAAAAAATTGTTGACCATGATATTGGAAAAACTCTTCAACATGATTTTCTTGTAATGAAAGTAAATTACTAACATTTTTGAATTGTTGTTCTGATTGTGCTTGAACTGCACCCATTACTGCTCCATTACTCGTTCCAAACATTCCCATAATTATTCCTCCTTATTGTTGCTACTTAACAGATAATTTAATCTTTCCGTTGATAATCCTATTTCAACAACCAAACGGACAATTTCCGCCATAGTCGTTTCACTATCCGCTAAGGTGGGCGGTTTAATAAGCCATCCGGTTGAAGTAAGACTAGCAACATCTTCTTTGCTTAGGGTTACAAGAGGAGTTTTCTTCATAAGTTGAGGAGTTTTTAGTTTAGGAATAAACGCTTTGAAGTCTAAGCCGTGTTCATCAGCAAGGATTTGTTGTTGTAGCATTTCCATTTGCTTATGAATTGCTGCGTGTTTAGGACAATAAGTGCCTCTCATCGGTCTTCCTTTGGTAACTTTATCTAAAGGAATAGGGGGTCTTAGAAAATCTCCAGCCTCCCAAACATGATGTGTTCCACAAACAATACATACATCTTTGAAATTAAATTTATGGCCGTATTTTATTTTAAGAAAACTTTTCTTTTCTGGTAATAGAATCTTTTTTATTTCTTTTAATTGTTTTTTAGGTTTAATAGCATCGTATTTGTATTCTGTTATATTTCCACCTGCTCTAAATTGTTGTAGTTTAGGTAAAAATTTATTCATAGAAAAACCTTGCATTTGGCTTGGGTTGCTTGAATTAGGAGTTATTGAAACATTAGTTCCTATTAGGTTCGGTTGTTGATATGCCATATTTATTCCTCTTTACACATTTTAAGATATTCTTTTGGTGAATAGTGTTTAACAGGCTTATCATAATATTCCCCTGTTTCTTCGTCATATGGTGTTCCTTCACTAATTCTTTCTTCTATACCGCCATATTTGTCAAATTGGTCTATTGAAGGGTCAAAAAGTGTTCCATCATTAAACTGAATCCAAGTATGTTCTGTTGGGTATTCATCCTCAATTCCCATCAC